ACCCAACACAGCGCTAACTATAGCATCTGAGCGTAAATCCGCACGAATCTCAGCGTCATCTGGCTGCATAAGCTTGCGGTGCAGGTCATACACATCGAGAGCGTTATTCCTGGACATGAACTCACCCCAGTACCATGCCGTGTTACACAACATACTTGGTGCTATCAAGTCTGACTGGATGGAGTTCATTGAATCCTTGTAATCTTCCAACGCTGTGGCGGTCAGGCTAACGGCCTCCCCGTCCAGAAAACACTGAAATACAGCCCTTTTTAGACCTAGGGCAGGCAACACAAGTCTCCGAGGTACATAGGTCCACCAATGAGACTCTACTGTCTCTGTTGACGGTTGGCATACCCAGTATTTTAACAAGTTTTTTGCCGCCAGTGACTCTTCATACCAACGGTGACTCTTGACGAGCTTGTTGTACAGTGACAATATCTGTGTTGGCGTTATAGCCTTGTTTATACTACCTATACGCCCGAGGTATACACCACGGATACTATCATGCTCCAACCCGAACTGTAAATCCTGATCTATCAAAAAGGGTGAACACCTGAGATTACCATGCAGACACCAATCTAACAGAGCCGACTCCTCCTCGGTGAGGTTGGTCATATTTAGGTGACCCTTCCAAGCCGACAGCGCTTCTATCAGTGCGTCAGTGTCTTGCAGGCCTGGCTTCTCTGCTTTGATATACATAGAATTATGTATGGCCCAGTTAAACTTATCATGTCGCAAGTAACGACCTCTCACGAAACCAAAATGATCACCAAAGTGTGTTCCGCTCGTACTATGCCCGTCGTTATAACTGTACATGTTCCAGACTTTGAGCCTCATCTCTAACATAGGCTCTTCAGTCCCATGTAGCCATAGTGAAGCCGCATCTACCAGGTACATCATCCTATGGTCATTCTCAGCGCATCCCACACCATCTTGTCCCTCCTTCAACATTTGAGCAAAGAGAGGTACCTTTTGGTCAATCTGTGCGTCTTCTATCTGTTGCACCTGTGTTCTAGTCAACTTCTTTGTGTGGTCACTCACATTCATTCGTTTGTCAAACTCCAAGGTGTAGTACTTCATCAACATACACACTAACAATGAGGTTGAATTGTCATAGAAATCTTCAGCTACCGCACAGTTGAAAAGCTTGTTCAGACGTGGCTCCTTAAGATCTACACTAGTGTTGATCTCACGCAGATGTTTGACAACAGCTGCTGGGTTTGGTGTGCCGTTCGAGTCAAGTACTGCTTTGTTCATGCCATAGTAAGAATGAGATCTCACTAACAACTGAAGCTCACTGCGCACCCCGTACACAGTGCCTTTGGAGACACAAGGCGATGCATTCCGCATCAGATAGTTGCTGAACAGCTTGTCTGCATCCTGAGTGCTTAAAACCTCAGGTATGTGCTGGTCTATACCAGTCTCGTGCACCGTCTTCTGGTGCTGGGTGTCGCGCTGTGGTTCTTCCTTGTCTCCAACAGCCACCAAGTTTAACTTCAGGTCTGTCTTAAACCAGACCATACCATCTGTTATCTTGGTTGGAGCCGAAGCTCTAGTTAAGAATTGTTTGAAAAATTGCATTTCGGTTATCGGGTTTGCTGTTGGGCGTAGTAGAAAAGATTCAGTTGG